AAATCTCAATCCTGATATAAACATTGAGCAAGAGGACAATCAAAACAACCCCCATTGGACAAAACATACTGACGCAAATAGTAAGTTTATCAAAGAAGTTGAAAACGACTTCAATGGTAATTTTGCGTGTGATGTCATTGGAACTTCTTATTGTCGTTCAAGGGCGATTGCTTGTACTAAAGAAGAATTTCAAAGAATGAATGAATTCATTCAAATGAAATCTAATTTGGTCAAGTATCACCAAGAATGGCAAAGAGGAATAAGAGAGGATATGAAAGATATCAAAGCCTCTTTAAAACTCATAAGGAACTTAGATGAGGGTATCGACCTAGCGAATAAAACTTTCGAGGCAATCGATATTGATACTAGACTTGAAGAAAGTCAAATTATCAGATCGAACTCGACAGGACTAGTTTTATATAGTCCCGAAAATGTCGCTAGTCGTATAGCAGAAAGAAGAAAGGCGAAACTAACAAGAGAGGAAAAAATCGCCTTATTCAAAGGACAACAATCTAGCGTTATGAACTAGGTTGATAAACGAGGCGATCTTATATAAGGTCGCCTCATAACTAGAAAGGTAAAATGACAAATAAAGAAATAAAGAAAAAATTGTTATTAGAAATGAAAAAAGACAAGGATTTAAAACCTTATGTCAAAGACATAGAGGAACTACCTAAAAAATCTTTTAGTATATTTTTAAAAATAATGAGAAAGGTAAGAACATGAACAAAGAACAAATGATACACTTAATCAAATTAGTTAAGAATAATGCTGACAACAATTTGATTTTGTTAAAAGCTTTAATTGAACTTAAACATAAAGTTGAGCAATTAGAGAAAAAGAAAGAAAGAGAGGTCGTTGATGTTGTTTAAAAAGAATGACAAGATTGCGATTGTTGTAAAACCAAAAACGCATAATGGTTTTATTAATCAAAATGATTACTTCAATCGTTATGGCGATTTTAGAGAGGGGTCAAAGTTTCTCGTTTCTAAAAACACAATCACTTTTTTTGATACTCAAAAAGAAAGTTTTAGATGTTTCAATTTAAGTAATATTGTATCGATAACAAATCTTTCTCGAACACCACTAGAGATAAATAAGAAAGAGAAAGAAAAAATCGAGAGAGAAAAAAAGAAAGGTGTTAATTGTTTAAGATGTGATACGACTTTACAAACTGACTATCGAAATAAATTTGATAGCAACTACTGTGGAGATTGTTAAATGATTGAATTAATTTTAGAAATGCCAATAGAACTAAAAATCTTGTTTCTCGGTTCTTTCGTCTTGATTGTTGTTGAGGCGATAAAAACAAATAGACAAGAAAGAAAACGACAAGAAAGGTTGAACAAAATAAAATGGTAAAGAATATTTGTCAAAATCCAAAATGTTGCGAGGGTAGAACTAAAGATCGTTGGAATAAAAAGCTTGAGGCTTATCAATCAAGAAAGGCATATTTCAAGAGAGAGCATAAAACACATTATGGATATTCAGATACGATACTAGAATATTTTTGTACGACAAGTTGTGCTAATCAATGGTTAAGAGATAATCTTGAAAATATAGTTGAGAGAAATCACGTGCCTAAAAAGATCATAGAAAAAATAATCGGTTCTTGATTAAACTTTCAGGCGACACTTTGCGTGTCGCCTGATTTTTTTCGCCTGAATTTTTCGCCCATAGAGTATGCCGATAGGCATACTATTTATTTGAATATAAGAGTACGTAAGTACATTATTATAGAGGTACCAATACAACTATGAAATAGTATTGATTATAATAGTTAATTACAGTATTATTGTAAAAGGGATCCTAACGTTAGAGTAAAGTCAAGGATCAATACAGTCAGAGATGTTAAAATCGTGACTCAATATATGAAGAAGTCTAAAAAAAATATTATAAAAAATTTTGAGAACCCGGATAATGAAAGGGAGTATTTACTTTCTAAAATAAAACTTCATCAAAAAGAAAAGGAGTCCCGAGTCAAAGATGATTTTTTAGAATTTGTAAAACATATGTGGCCTGAGTTTGTAGAAGGGTACCATCATAAAATTATTGCAGAAAAATTTAATAAATTAGCAACAGGAGAAATTAAGAGACTCATTGTCAATATGCCTCCAAGACATACCAAATCAGAATTTGCTTCTAACTATTTACCCGCTTGGATGATTGGTAGGAATCCAAAATTAAAAATTATTCAAACAACTCACACAGCAGAACTTGCTGTAAGGTTTGGTCGTAAAGCTAAAAATGTAATTGACTCTTCTGAGTATCAAGAAGTTTTTAAAACTAAACTTCAAGAAGATTCAAAGGCAGCAGGACGATGGGAGACAGAAGGAGGTGGTGAATACTTCGCTGCTGGTGTTGGCGGTGCAATTACAGGACGTGGTGCTGATCTGTTAATCATTGACGACCCACACAAAGAACAAGATGCAATGAGCAAAGAAGGTTTTGACAAAGCTTACGAGTGGTATACTTCAGGACCTAGACAACGTTTACAACCTGGTGGAGCGATCGTAGTTGTAATGACCCGTTGGTCTACAAAAGATTTGACAGGTAGATTAATCCACGGACAAAAAGAAGTAAAAGGTGATCAATGGGAAGTTATAGAATTTCCTGCAATCATGCCGTCAGGATTACCCGTGTGGCCTGAGTATTGGAAATTAGAAGAATTAGAAAAGGTCGAGGCAACTCTACCTATTGCAAAATGGAATGCACAATGGATGCAATCTCCAACAGCAGAAGAAGGTGCGATCATAAAACGAGAGTGGTGGAACGATTGGGCTCACGATAATCCTCCTCACACAGAATTTATTATACAATCTTATGATACAGCTTTCTTGAAAAAAGAAACAGCCGACTATTCTGCCATAACCACCTGGGGCATGTTCCGTGATGATGAAAACCAGATGCATATAATATTGTTGGATGCGGAAAAAGATAGGTACGAGTTCCCCGAGCTAAGACGCGTGGCTCATGAATCATTTTTATTTTGGCGACCTCAGATGGTATTAATCGAGGCTAAGGCATCAGGGATACCACTAACTCATGAACTATCAAGAATGGGTATACCTGTTGTCAACTACACTCCATCAAGAGGAAATGATAAGCACGTTCGTGTGAATACAGTTGCACCTTTCTTTGAAAGTGGTAGAGTGTGGGCTCCGATGCATAAACAATATGCACAGGAAGTTATTGAAGAGTGTGCTGCATTTCCAAATGGAGATCATGATGACTATGTGGATTCGATGACTCAAGCAATAATGAGATTCAGACAAGGTGGATTTTTACTTCACCCTGAAGATGAAAAAGAGGAGATTAAACCTAAAGAACCCAAGGTCTATTATGGTTAAACGATTAACACGAACAATACCACCATTGAGAGGACCTAACCCACAGGGGTTGAATGTTCCGTTAAAACAAGTTAAAGTAGTAAGATTGGAGAAATTAAATGGCAGAAGACAATATCGACAAGGCTCTTCCCAACGTAGAGCAAACAGTTAAGCTACCCGCAGAAGAAGAAATCGTAGAAGCACAAGAGACGATCGAAGAATCATTGCCCGGGGAACCCGAAGTTATCGAACAAGAAGATGGTTCGGTAGATATTAATTTTGAACCAGGGTCCGTGAACCAAGAAGGCACTCCAGATCATTACACGAACTTAGCAGAATTATTACCCGAAGATGTTTTAGATAAAATAGGTTCTGAACTTTATTCAAATTATACAGAGTACAAACAATCAAGAAAAGATTGGGAGGATTCTTATAGTAAAGGTTTAGATCTTTTAGGATTTAAATATGTCAATCCTTCACAGCCTTTCGAAGGAGCTTCAGGAGCCACGCATCCTGTGCTAGCCGAAGCCGTAACACAGTTTCAAGCAGGAGCGTATAAAGAATTATTACCTGCTGACGGACCTGTCAGAACTCAGATTTTAGGAGCTATCACTTCACAGAAACACGATCAAGCAGAACGTGTTAAAAATTTTATGAATTATCAATTAATGGATGTCATGCAGGAATACGAACCTGACTTTGACCAAATGCTTTTCTATCTCCCTCTTGCCGGCTCTTCCTTTAAGAAAGTCTACTATGATGATCTTTTAGAAAGAGCCGTTTCGAAATTTGTACCTGCCGATGATTTAATCGTGCCGTACACCGCAACGTCATTAGAGGAAGCAGAAGCTGTTATACACACAGTAAAAGTTTCAGAGAACGATTTAAGAAAACAACAGCAAGCAGGTTTCTATAGAGATATAGAAATTAATCCTGGTTATTTAGAGGATGATCCTGTTACAAAAAAAGAAAGAGAATTAGAAGGGGTTAAAAAAACAGGAAGAGATGAAAGTATATTTCAATTAATCGAATGTCATGTTAATTTAGATTTAGAAGGTTTTGAAGATAGAGATGATTCAGGAGATACTACAGGAATTAAATTACCATACCTTGTAACTATTGATACATCTTCAAGAAAAGTTTTAGCAATCAAACGAAACTACAAAGCTGATGATCCCCTAAAACAAAAGATCCAATACTTTGTCCATTTTAAATTTCTTCCAGGACTAGGTTTTTATGGCTTTGGTTTGATTCACATGATTGGCGGTTTGTCTAGAACAGCGACTCAAGCGCTACGTCAATTATTGGATGCGGGTACCCTCTCTAATTTGCCCGCAGGATTTAAACAACGTGGAATTCGTATTTCTGATCAAGCACAATCAATTCAGCCAGGCGAGTTCCGAGATGTAGATGCACCAGGTGGAAGTATTAAAGATGCATTTATGAC